CTCGGTCATCGAGAAGTTTAACTTCGCCGTCTTTAACTTGTCCTTGTTGTGTCAAGCCGTGACGATCTTTTACTTTATTCCGCATATGTTGGATCGCTGCATTCTTAGATCCAAACAGCTCAAATTCTTTCTTTACACTACCATGTGCATTATATTCAATAGTTGCAATTTCAAATGTTGCCATGACAAACCTCCTAATACACATATAATATAGTAAAAGTATTTAAGTTTGTCAACCCCAATCTTTTCGATCACCAAGCATTTCGTTGTATTCATAACCTGCATAATATGCATCAATCTGTTCTTGTGACATATTATCACGTTCAATCTTAGTATCATGTCCAGTACCGGCTGGCCAATGATGGGGTTGTGGTACACGACCATAGTAACTATCAGCACTACCACGATCAAAAGGCCCGCCGTGTTCCATAGTTGGATTATCATCTCCCCAAGTTACATCATATTGAATACCTTTATACTCAAAGTATTCACGCTCTTTTTTAGCAAATTTTGCTTCGACTTCTAAAGGAAGATTTTTCATACGTATTCACTCCAAAATTCGTTCCACATTTCGCCAACCATTTCTTCAATGTCAGCAACTTCAATAAAAGGAACCATTGGCTTTCCAAGACTCACTGCCCGTTCCATAGCTTCAGAAACATGTTCTGAATCTTTTATAATTTCAGCAACCTGGTCCCAGTATGCTTCTTCAATTGACATTATCCAAGATTTAGTACCACTCATTATACATTCTCCACTTCTTTAAAACCCATCATTGCAACACGGTAAGTTTTACCGTTAACTGTCATGCGATCACCCATCATAGTTGAACGCTGACCCATTCCGTCCGGACGATTGTAAAGCACAGTAACGTCATCATTAAAGTCGCCGTTTTCCATTGTGCTACCGTCACGCAATGTAAATTCTGTTTCTTTGATGCTCCAGGAGCCCATTACATTGTTTGTGTAACGATATGCATACTCTAGTGCTTCTTCAACTGTGTCATGATCGCATGTTACTAACGCAACATCACGGAAGCCTTCTACGTCTCCTGTTTCTGAATTTTGGATCATATGTTGAACAGTAATTCTCATTGTGTGTCTCCTTAACTTACACTATCATATTAAAACCAAGACGTCTTGATGTCAACAACTTTTTTCACTTTTTTCGATATTTTTTTCTTGTTCTTTTAACGCATCAAAAAGTGATTTAGGAATAACACCAAGTCCAATTTCACGACGTGGTGCGCAATAATCAGCATATGTTTCGTATGCAACTGCTTCTTTTAGGTAGCTCATTGACATGTTGCTTTCCTTCTTGTTACATATATAATATAATGACTAGAAACGCCAGAGTCAAGCCCTGGCGCAAAAAAGGTTTTGTTAGATATCAATAGCTTAGAATTTTTTTTCCAAGTCCAACCACTTTTCCCAACTTGGATGTCGTAATTGAATATCCATTTGCTTACGTTTTCTAACCAATTCATAGTACCCTGGCCTATGTGGATTATACGTTGGTTTAATGTCAGTACGATTTCCTTTGCGGCTATTGCACGGATTGCAGGCACAAACACAATTTGTCCATGATGTTTTGCCGCCACGACTTATAGGAAGTACATGGTCTATAGTTAGTTGATTTTTAGGAAATGTTGTTTTGCAATATTGACAGGTGTATTGATCTCTTAGGTATAAGTTGTTTTTGCTGAATCTAGGGTTTCTACTTCGCCGGAGGTAATCTTTCAGCATTATTACCGCCGGCACCCTCGTTTCCCACGAGGGGCTCCGCACCACCCAATCGTCATACCATTCCATAACATTGCATTTATCATGATACATGTACATGATTGCTTCTCTCCACTGAACTGCACTTAGTGGGAGATAGCTAACTGGTTGTCCGTCAGCATTTAATACGAGTGTGTCACTCACCAGTTGGTTCCTTATACCTTATGTAAATTATTTATTGTCGTTATCAGGAAACAGAGAAAAATTTGGTTGAAAATTGTAGTCTTGAGTATACGTAAATGTCAAACCTTCACGCAAAGATTCAACCAAGTTTTCTCGCATCCAATAATCATGTACATCTTCGGGATTGCATGGATCATATGCATTATCCAACATGTCTTGAATAATTACTGGGTCTTTGATATTACTACGCAGACGAATCCTGGCCGATTGAAAATCGATTACATTATTCATCAATCGCACTCTGGAAATTTGTATTCTACAATTTTGCGAATTGTTTTAACTGAACCGTTTAACTTTTTTTCAACATACTCTTTGGGTTCTTCTGTGCCCCATTTGTGAATTGCAGATTTTGCAAAGTTAAAAATTTCTCGTTTATTGCTTGATAAGATTGTCTCACGGTAATCGTTATCTCCTATACCTTCTAGATATCTTAATGCATAAACTGTTATATCATCTACGCCTAATGGTACTGCTACCTTTGCCAAAATTTTTCTGCCGTCGCCGTTATCTTTAGATCTCATTGTTTTGTGCCTTTCTGTGCCAATATAATATGTCTTCACGTGCCATGACATTTCGCCATGACACCTTACTTGTAAGTAAGATACTATGGCAAAACGACTTACTTGTCAACCAAAAAAGGTTGCTTTCCTTCATTTTTATTTATAATTCAACAAATTCTATTTTAATACTCCAATTAACTGGATTACTGTCACCACGAACTTTTATTTGGAAATCGTTACCATTTATTTCAGTACTTGTATTCCATCCTAGATAAGTTACTGTCCAGTCACCATTTGTGTCTGGAGATACATAACTTGATGCTGATGCAGCAGAAATAGGAGAATTTGCTGTATATACAACTAAATCATATTCTACTATATCATTTTGATTATACGCACTTCCAGGTGACCATGGTGTTTCTAGAACATCTTGTGTTCCACGCTGATAGTCTATTCTATTAACTGCACCAACTAAACTTGCAACACCAGTATTATTCTGTACTACTCCTTGTAGTTTCCAAGCTCGTTTAGTTGTTGTACTGTTACCTGCTAGTACATAGAGTTCATAAAACCATGTTTTATCTGTTGCTGGCTGCAATGTGTCGCCATTAAATGTTACATTAGTTGCAACACCGTCAGTTGTTTGTAATGTTGTTGTTCTAAGGCCAGGTATATCAATATCAACTGTGTCAGTATTTTCAGTAATATTCAAATTATTGTTTATATTTGTCAAAGTTTTAAATTGTAAATCATTAACTGCTCTAGATTTAAAAACGTCAGCCCCGCCGCCAACATTGGAAACTGTTAAACTATCCCCAATTGTTATATCGTTACTATTTTGTGTAACTGTGATTAGTCCACTGCCGTTTATCTTTCTAAGTTCAAACTCATTACTAACATTGCGCTGTTTAAAAACTTCTGCACCAGTACCAATATTAATAATAGTAGTTGATTGGCTACTAATGTCTTGAGTTGTAGCTAAATCTTCCCAAGTGTTTGTGTCAGAATAAAATGCTTCAATATTGTTACTTGCTGAATTATATCGTAACATTCCCCCAGTCGCTACTCCTGGTCGTTGATTGTAATTGCCAATTGGCATAGTAAATGCAGCGTTTCCTGGTAATACTGGATTATCAGCAATACCAATAATTGGATCCCCACCTGCACCACTGCCATTGGTTACTGTAATTTCGTTTGTTGCTCCAGTTATAGTTCTGGCAATTGCTGTGTTTCCATCTTTTACAACAAACCCGTAACTACTAAGTTGATTGACACTATTTCCAAAAGCAGTAAGTGTTACACTACTTTGTTGATAATCAGAAATTGTTCCAGTGTTAAATTGGGCAGTATCTTTGCGAACAAAAACTGTTAAAATATCAGTACGCACAACAATGTCTAAACTGGATGCATTAAGTGCAAGCTGAGCTGCTTCACTATTGACCAAATAAACATTTGCGCCGCCACCTTCATTAATTGTAATACTTCCACCTTCTGCTGTTTGAGTATTACTCGTCGTGCCTCCTGTTGATGTTTGTAACCCTCCAGCTGCCCAACCAGGACTGTTGGGAACAGTTGGCGTTGTGCCATCACTAGTTTGTTGTTCATGTTGAACATAATTTGTAGTATATCCAATGATGTTTCCACAATAATCACGTACTGGTATTTGATTATCAACTGTACTTTGTGGATCATCAGCTTGTGCTAGTAAGTCTAATAATTCTTGATCAAACAATAGTTCGAAAATATTTGCATACTCAACAGGTTCTCCACCAGAAGAAGCACTAATAGGATTTTGTCCTTCTGTACCTCCAAATGACGTTCCAGGTCTATAAGTTACAGGATACCCAGCTAATCTATCATATAAACTTTTCATGCTTGTAACTAAACGTGCATTGTCAGCAATACTTCCGTTAAACGGATTATGCATTACACCAATTTCACTATTACAACCAGGATCTGGTGCTGCGAATTGGCTACCACCAAGTGCATATGCACCTTGAATATTGTTCTCAAAATCGATTAGATTCTTAATGCCAGCCGAAACACCCTCAATATCTGATCTGATACTATCAATTACACTTTGACTCAAGTTTCCTGCGTTAATAGCGTCTATGTTATTAGCAATATTACCAAGTATACCACCATTGAATACGTTACTACTAAAGCCGCCAGTACCAATACATGCGCAAACTTCTCCAGGAACAATGCTACCAATTTGGTCAATTAAGTTCTTACCAGCACCAAGAAAACTTCCAAATGCACGTTCTAGCATGTTTGGAATAGCAATAGGATCAACAGGTGCGCTACAGAAGTTAATCATGTTAGCAACGTTTTGTGCTTCAGCTAGGACACCATTTAACCTTCCCAATATGTTGTTTAGATTTGTGTGATCCATAAAATCATTCATTGCACTGTCTAGTTGAGACAATGCATCATATAGTTCACCTTGTAATTGTGGAATTCCTAGTAGTGCTTGTATATTTGCACTTAAACAAATTTGTAAATTTGGAAGTTTAATACCATTTCCACTTAAAACACCACAAAGTAATTCTCTAAGTGTAAAACTATATTCTGCCTGTGCAACAATGTTAAGATTGGCGTTGCCAAGTGCAGTTGTGCCACTCAAATGGTGTCTAGCATCCAAATACTGATTAGCGTCTTGCAAACCATTCTTAAAATCTGTATAGTCTACCATATTAACCTCCGGCTCTCACATCGCCACTTGCACTAGTTGCTCGTGGAGTACAATGTGGAGGACCTACTGTAGGACATAACGAATCTGGAGACGCCGGATCATTTAATATAATAATAGGTTTGCCGCCTGCTCTTGTTCTACCAGAAGTAAGAGTTGCACGAAGTGATCCCCCTCCGTGTGAGTTGGGATCTCCTTCTGTTGATATAAATTCGCCGTTTACTCTTACATTGTTCACAGTTGCACGGGTTCTTGCACCACATGCTCTACTGTCATTATTTCTGTGTATGAAGTTTGCCATACACGTATTTATTAGATAAGCAGACTGCTTTCTGTAGCAGTTGTTAGCCCTGTTGTGCTTTGCATATAGCCATCAGCAATACCCTTGTGTGGTTTGCTTACTGCAACAATTTGACTTTTACTAATAATTACTGGATCACTAGCATGAGCATCAACACTCATTAACCAAGGAATAAGCATTGCTTTTCCGTCAGTTGGGTTAAGCGTAAGCACAGTTGGCTTTACTACTTTTAATTCGCTACCAGTGTCTACGTCGAATCTTGCAACAATTTCTTCTCCTGTACTGAGTTTAATTGTAACAACATCGCTTTTTTTAAAGTTTGAAATCACCAACATCTAATTTAATATCTCCAATAAGTTCACGGACGTAATCTGGTTGTAATCTGTTAAGTGCCATTCCGCCGCCTTCAATTAATAGTTTACCTTTGTGATAAATTTGAGGCATTGTTTTATGCCCTTCATTAATCAAAAATTCACGAGCTTCTGGATTTTCTGTAATATCGATTGTCTCAAATTCAAACTCATGTTTTGTTAAATATTGCTTTGCCAAATCGCAGTAAGGGCAATAAGGCTTTGTGTATACTGTGATCATTCTTCCATCAACTTTTTCATTAACTTGGCTTCTTCAGCCTGCTTTTCAATTGTCTTTGGGACAAACAAAAAGACAATACCAACAATAAATGGACTAATAAGTGCGGCGGCAATAGCCCATCCTACAGCATTACGTCCTTTTGACTCTGCCCACTTATAAATTAAGTATACGAATAGTGCCCAAAAGGCAATTGTTAATAGTAGTTCCATTATAGACTAAATCCTTTAAATGTGTCTTCTGTTACATCTTGTTTTGTGCCACCGTTGATGTAACTTGTAATTTCTGTTTCTTGTGGCGCAACTTGTACTTCCGCACCAGCAATCCATTTTTGTGTCCAAGGTAGTGGATTACTTGCTTGATTGTAAATTTTAGGAAGGCCTGCGTTGTTCATACGCTTCATTGCAATGTGTTCAATGTAGTCACACAACAATTCACGATTTAGTCCTAGCATACTACCGTCTTTAAACAAATAGTCAGCCCATGCTTTCTCTTGCTCTACGGCATCAGTAAACATCTTGATGCATTCTTCTTCAGTTTCTTTTGCTATTTCTACAAAAACAGGATCATCTTTTTTAAGCGTTTTAAGAAGTAACTGTGTACTGCCCAAGTGAAGATTTTCGTCACGAGCAATAAACTTAATGATTTTAGCATTACCTTCCATCTTTTTGAGTTCGGCAAACGCCCACGAGCAAGCAAATGATACATAAAAGCGTACTCCTTCTAAAATATTTACACTCATAATAGCAAGCCAAAGTTTCTTCTTAAGTTCACGTAAATCAACAACAACTTTCTTGCCATTGACTGTATGTGTGCCTTCACCTAGTAAGTTATAGTAACTTGCTGCTTCAATAAGATCGTCGTAGTACTTTGAAATGTCTCCTGCACATTCTAAAATTTCTGGAATATCCATTAGTTCGTCAAAAACGATACTTGGGTCGCTGTACACGTTACGAATGATATGTGTGTAACTACGTGAGTGAATAGTTTCACTAAATGTCCAAGTAATAATCCAGTTCTCAAGTTCCGGCAAACTTACAATACTACCAAACGATTCTGCAGGTGCACGACCTTGTACACTATCAAGTAGAATTTGACGCTTTAAGTTAGACGTAAAAATGTGTTGTTCATGTGGTGTTAGATTTTTAAAGTCCTTACCATCACGATATGTATCTACTTCTTCAGGTCTCCAAAAGAACCCCAACTGCTTATCTGTAAATTTATCAAAACTAGGATACTTCATTGTATCATAACGTTGAATAGTAACGCCACCAGACGGGTCGAGAAACGCCAGGTTATTTGCTTGACTGCTTTTATTTGTTGTATTAAATACTGACATTAATTTTCCTTTTAAATGACGCAGCTTTCACAGGCTTCGTCTTCTTCATTGATTGTAATTTGCTCTTCGATGTTTATATTAGCACTTTGGTCCATTTTGTCAACATCAATTTCACCTGCTCCGTCATATGTGTTAAAGTAATACAGTTGTTTACCTCCATATTTGTAGAACATCATTAAGTGTTGTAACATGTTGCTCATTGGGATCTTTTCATCTGGAAAATGCTGTGGATTATAGCTAGTATTAACCGATATGCCTTGGTCGATATACTTTTGTAGCACTGCCATGATCTTTAGATAACCTTCAGGACTGTGTTGATCCCACAGCAATTCGTATTTGTTTTTAAGATGGTGAATTCCAGGAACAACTTGCTTTAATACACCATGTTTTGATTGCTTAACTGATACTAATGAACGTGGAGGTTCAATACCGTTTGTAGCATTACTAATTTGTGCACTAGTTTCTGCTGGCATTAATGCCATTAGTGTGCTATTACGAATACCTGTTTCTTGTAACATGCCACGTAACCCGTCCCAGTTCATACGCTCTACGTGTGGTACTAGTTCATCAACATCTCGTTTGTAGGTATCAATAGGAAGGATACCATCACTGTATTTTGTTTGGTCATTCCACAAACATGCACCTTGCTCTTGTGCAAGTTCTGCACTTGCTTTAATTAAATAATAACTCCACGCTTCTGCATATTCGTCAATCATTTCTAAGTTTGGTTCACTGTAAGTCATTCCATTTTTAGCCATCCAATATGCTAAGTTGATAATACCAACACCTAGCGGTCGGCGACCCATTGTAGCCATTTTTGCTGCAATTACTGGATAATGTTGATAACTTAGTAGTGCATCAAGTCCACGTACTGCTAGTTTACAAATACGTTTAAAGTCCTTGGGTTTCTTGATATTACCCCAATTGATGGCACTTAATGTACATAGCGCAATCTCGCCATCAGGATCGTTAAAATCGTTTAATGGTTTGGTTGGCAAATCAATTTCACAGCAAAGGTTACTTTGACGCACTGGTGCCACTTCTTGTTTAAATGAACTGTGTGTATTAGCATTGTCTACATTCATTAAGTAGATACGACCAGTGTCTTTACGCTCGCCCATAAACTGACTAAACAGCTCTAGTGCTTTTACAGTTTTCTTACGTAGTCGTGTGTTACGTTCTGCACGTTCGTATAGTTCTTTAAACTTGTCTTGATCTGCAAAGAATGCTTCGTATAAACCTGGCACATCACTAGGTGAGAACAATGTAATATCTCCACCTGAGATAAGACGTTCGTACATTAGTTTATTAAATTGTACACCGTAGTCCATATGACGTACACGATTGTCTTCTACACCTTTGTTATTTTTTAATACAAGAAGATCTTCTACTTCGTAGTGCCAAATTGGATAGTATAGTGTTGCAGCACCATTGCGTACACCGCCTTGACTACAACTGCGAGTTGCTGCTTGAAACATTTTATAGAAAGGAACAACACCTGTATGATAAGCATCACCTTTGCGGATTGGAGAACCTAGTGCACGAATACTTCCTGCACCGATACCAATACCTGCCTTTTGACTCACATACTTGACAATACTGCTAGTAGTAGCGTTAATGCTATCAAGACTATCACCAGTTTCAATAAGAACGCAACTACTAAACTGACGCTGAGGAGTACGAACCCCGGCCATAACAGGAGTAGGCAAACTAATGTCAAAGTTGCTAACAGCATCATAATAATCCTTTACCCATTTTAATCTTGTTTCCGGTGGATAGTCTGCAAATAGTGTAGCGGCAATAAGCATATAAGACATCTGTGGTGTTTCTTTAATCTCACCAGTTACACGATTTTGTACTAGGTACTTACCACGCCACTGCTCCATTGCAGCATATGTAAAGTTTTCGTCACGATCATGTTTAATATAATCGTTTAGTTCATTCCATTCGTCAGCAGAATAATCTTCAAGTAGTGCAGGATCATACCATCCTTCTTCTACATTGCGCTCAATAAGTTCTTTAATATGACAAGGCTCAAACGAACCATAAACATTTTTTCTAATATGGTAAACGATCAGTCTACCTGCTACCCACTGATAGTTTGGTGAATCTTCGTCGATTAGTTCACTTGCGCTTTTAATCAGAGTTTCTTGAATATCGCTACTAGTAATACCATTATAGAAATGTAAGTTACTTTTCATTTCAACTTGACTTGGACTAACGCC